AGTAACAAGATAGAAACTACAAATACTGGTGCAACTGTCACTGGAGCTTTAAATGTTACTGGAGCTTTAAGCTTTGGTAGTATTTCTGGTGCAATAAGTACAAGTGGAAATATTAACACACAAGGTGCTTATCAAATGGATGGTACTACTATTATAGATACTTCAAAAGTTCCAATAAATATTCCTGACCCACACGGTTCTGATAGAACAGGTAGTGTATTAGTAACAGATTATGCAGGAGTGACAAGCCCTACAGTATCAGGTTGGTATACTATAGCAAGTGGAGCTCATAGTGCTGCAAGAGGTGGAGGTATTATAAGTATTGGTTTTACTGGTGGTTATGCTGCTCCTAAAACTTTTACTTGTGATTTTCAAGTTGGTTGGGGTGGAGATTTACATAGATGTAATATAAGTAATGAAACAGATGTAATTACAAAAGCAAGACTTATAAGAACTTCAAGTACAACAGAATTACAAGCATATTTTGAAATAAGTTCAGGACTATCCGATAATCCTCAAACTATGCGTGTAGCATTTACACGTGATAAATATAATCCTTATTGGGGGATTGAAGATCCATTAACACAAGAATCAAGTCCAAGTACTACAGGAGAAGAAGTAAATGGTGTTAGCCCTACTGGAAGAGGTGTAAAATTTTATAGTTCTGATACAAATTTATTTGAAATAAATAATTCGTATGTAACTATTAATGAATTAGGTAAAAATATAGATTTTAGAGTAGAAAGTTCAAGTGATGCTAATTTATTATTTACTGATGGTGGTAATAATAGAGTTGGTATTGGTACGAACTCGCCCTCAGTAAAGCTAGACATAGCAGGAGATGTTAAATCATCTGGAACAATCAATGCGGAAAGAATTAATATTACTGAAAGTGGTACTACTATAGGAGATATACAAGCTACTGATAGTACTTGGTTAAGAATAAATCAGTCTACTAATAAGAATATTTATACACCAAGATATATAAGAGCAGATAATGGTTTCTTTGTAGATGGTGCAAGTCAAGGTATTACTGGTAATGCTACATTTAGAGCACCTAATCATTCAGTAGGTAATCCTGCTTATAGTTTTGCTGCTGATACAAATACAGGTATGTATCTTATATCTGGAGATAATCTTGGTTTTTCAACTGGAGGTACACTTCGTGCTCAAATAACATCTAATGGAATTAATACATTAAATAGTAATGGTTATTATATAGATGACAGAAGAATATACGAAGTAACCAGTAATTCTACTGAAAGAGGTGGATACCACCCTATTGTAGCATCTATTAGAAACAGTGGTAAACAAAGATATTTAGATGAAGATTTTGCTCATAGCACTAATAGTGTAAATTTATATAACAATGCAGGTGGTAGTAATCTTGTTGTTTCAAGAATCACGGCATCAGATGATAGTATAGTAGCTCCAAATTCAAGTGGTAAAGTAATAAAGGTTGCTTATAATGGTAATGGAACTACAAGCCCAGGGTTTGGTGGTGTTTACCAACTTATAAATACTGAAAAGAACCATACATTTGTACAAATATTTCAAGCTAAGTTACCAAGTGGTAGAACATTTGTTACAGCAGCTAACTCTATGGGAACTGGTGCTATCGATTATTTCTTAACTTCACCTGAAGGTACTGGTAAATGGGAGTGGTATGCAAGAGTATGTCACGCAGGAACAGGTGGTACATTTAGTACTTCTGGTTTTATCTATGTTACAGGTGGAAGTGATTCAGCGTTTACTTGGTATATAGCTAACATGACTCAATACGATGTGACTGAAACACCAGGTGATTATGCTTCACAAACAGGATA